CCCTCAGGAACGCCCACGCCCAGCGCGATTTCGTGCATAAGGTGCTGCACAAATCCGGTGAACGCCTGCGACGGCCTCGACGGCATGACTTCCACGCGGTCCGAGTTCTGGAAATAGCGAATCATGCCGACCTCGGTCAGCTCGTTCTTTTGCGTCTGGCCGCTCGGTAAGTTCGCCGCAGGGTTTGGCTGGAAAAGGTTGCGCGGGTTCGCGACGCCTCGGTCGTTGAAGATTAGCGCCGCCTGCTGCGACGAGAAGCGCACGCCGGCCTTTTCCGCCTGCAAGATTTCGTGCAGCATCCGCGCCGTCTGAATCGCGCTGTGCAGGTCGGTGACGCCGCGATATTGATCAACGCGGAACGGATCGAAGTAGTGGCAGAACTGATTCGCAGGGATGTCCTCGGCTCCGAAATAAACGCCGTCACGCGTGACTCGGAAAATGCGGTAAGCGACCGGCTGGCCGAAGTCATTCGTGATAATTCCTTGGAAGTAATTGTTTGAGGCGACGGCTGACTCGTTCGGGTTGCCGATGCGCGTCGCCGGCACGAGCTGCAGCTTGAGTCCCTCGCCGCTGCGCCGAATTACAAAGCCGCAATCGCCGTCAATCGGTCGTTCCTCGGCTGCGAGCTGCACGAGCTTCTTGAAGCTGTGCCGGTTCGTCACGTCGCAGTTTTTGCACCACGCGTGGAAATAGTCGTCAATCACGCGGTTGTAATCGCGGTCCCCGGTCGTCGGGGAATACTCGTGCGGCGTGAGGTAAAGCCCGAACTTGCGCGAGATTTCCCGCGCCTCGGGAAAGTTGTCCACGAGGTCGCGAGCCTCATACATCATGACCACCCGGTCCCGCTGATTCTGCGAACTCTCGGCCGGCTGCGTGTATTGCTTCGGCGAATACATCCGATTCGTCCGCGCCGCGTTATACTCGAAAAGCGACTTCGCGACGCGTGCCTCCAGACGCTTGAGCGCCCATGTCGGCGCGATGTTCTCAAGCGCTCGATCGATCCAAGGTTTTTGCGCGACCAGTTTTGACGCGTCGAAAAAGTCGGTGCTCATGTGTGATTAGTTGCCGGTAAAGCTGACGAATGTGGTATCCGTTGACCCTCCGGCCGCGTCGGTCAATGCGTCCTGTAAGTTGCCGAGCATGTTGTTCAGCGCGTTCAGGTCCGCCCGGCTCACGCTCTTCCCGTTCAGGCTGTAACTTTGGTTAAGGAGCACGGCCTGAATCGCGTCAATCGTCTTGGTCTTAAGCGCCGTCAGGGTCGCGGTGTCCAGTCCGAGAAATGGGTTGTCGAGCATACCACTGCTTGGAACGTCAAACCGGCGTTAGTCCTTCGGCGCTGCGTAGCGAATCACGTTCGCAATCGTCGCCATGCAGAGCAGCATCGCCGAGGTGTCGAGACCGTGATTCGGCGCGTTGCTCTTCACCTCGCGCCACTCCCAAACGCCGGTGCGAATCTCGACCTTGGACTCGCCTTTGAGGTGTTCGAGGTAGAGCGGGTTGACGTCCTTCGGCAGCAACCATTTCAAATCGCCCTTGGCCTCGAGCGCGTTCGCGAGCAGGTCCTTGAAATAGTCGCCGGACCAATCGTAATAAAACACGTCGCCGCCCCGGTAGTCGCTCACGCGTGGCTCACTGAACGGGAAGTTAATGAGCTTGTCGCTTGCCTCGTCTCGCATCGTCCAAGTCTTGCGAGCGTAACCTCGCATCCCGCGCCAGCCGAAGTCCGCGCAATCGCGGTCAACGTCGGCCGGCCGGTAGCCGCGATCTTGGGCAACGCACGCGTCCTGCACCTTGTAGCGGTGCTGCAACTGCCGGAGTTGGTCCCGCGTCTCGACGCGCCCGAAATAGAGCTGCCGATAGGTCGGACCGGTCGCCGAGCTGAAAGCGCCGATCTCGACCCACCAGTGGTCCTGCTGGCGGTCCACGGCCATCAAGCGAATGACTTCGCCGTCGATGCCCTCGCCGTTGGAGAACTGGGCGACGGTGTAGTCGCTGGCCTGCACGAAGAGGTTGACGACCTTCTTCTCGACGATCCACGGCCGAGCCTCGCGCTTGGTGCGAAACTCAATCTTCATTTTGTCGTCACCTTGGCGCACGAAATGATTGTCCGCCTCGCAGAATTCTTCTACAAGCAGCCGCATCGGCCGGCTGACAACGGCCTCAACTCGGAAACTCTGGATCTCCGCCGGCGCCGCGGCGTTCAGCGGAACGAACCGCCCGGCCCGCTTCCAGCCGGTCCGCGTCGTGTCGGTGTCCGGTGACTCGTGGCCGCAATGTGGGCAACGGAAGCGGCACGACTCGACCGCCCGCGCAACGTCCCACGTCTCGTCATCGCGCTTCGCCGCTGCGTCCCAGACCACGCCGCCGCGAAGCCCGGTCTCCTCGTTCTTGTCCAGCGCGAACGCGATCGGGTGCACCTTGTGGCACGCCGGGCACTCGGTGCTCCATTCCTGCTGCGTGCCTTGGCGGAAGCTCGTGTCCTCCACGTTGCCGGTCTCCAGGTCCATAATCGGCGCTTGGCTCGTGTTGTAAATCTTCGAGCGCCCGACTTCCTCGAAGCGCGAGACGCGGGCGACGGCGTGGCCGTAAACCTCCTGCCACTTCGGCAGCCAAATCTCGTCATTTATTTTGTAGCGGATGGACTGCGATTGCTGGCTCGAAAGGTTGGCTGGGTTGAGCAGAAAAAAGAAGCCGCCGAAGTAAATCTCGGTCGTCGTCCGGTGCGGCCCGACTCGCGGAAGCATCGCCGCCACCGGCTTGCAGCTCTCGAAGATCGGGTTGAGCCGTGACTTGGCGTGCCGGTCAATCATCTCGTCGGTCTGCATCGTCCAGCTGATCGGTCCGGCGTCGTTGCAAATCAGCCACGGCACCCAGATGTCAGCCACGAGCGTGCCGCCGATTTGCACGGCCTTGCGGAAATGCACGCGGCGGACGAGCGGGTTTTGTAGCGCGTCGAAGATCGGAATCAGCCACGGCGAAATCTTCACGTTGAACGGTCCTGGCGTCGCGTATGACTCGGGCAAGATGATGTGCTTGCGCGCCCACTCGTAAATCGGCGAGAGGTCGGGCTGCGGAAGGCGCAGGGTAGCGCAAAGGAGGTCGGAGGCGGTCAAAGCGTTACCACCATTCCTTGATCCATGCCGTCAACGCAAACGACTGGCTCACGCCCGCCCGTTTGCATAAATCACGGAACAGCGCTGCGACTTCAGGACGGAGGCGCACCGTCACGGCGACGGGGCGCTGGTCAGGCGAAAGCGGCTTGCGGCCTGCGCCGGGGCGTTTGCCGCCGGGGGTCATTTCCACACCTCCTTGATTCCCGCAAATTTTGATTTCCATCCACTGAGGTCTCCGCCCATCGCTTTTGCGGCAGTGACGTATGCTGGCACGATTTCGCGGTCCACGATCTTGGCCCCGCGCATGAGCACTTGCACGCGCGTCACGCAGGCGCGCGACCCGTCGGCGTGGTGCTCCCAAATGTCGCGCGCCTCAAGGCGCAGTGCGCTCACGCCGCCACCTCCTTGCGGCTGTATTCGTAGAATTTCCCGTCTGTGTGAAGGTCGTATGTGATGCGGTAGCCGTTGCCCGTGCTGGTGGCTTGGACGAGGAAGGGGGCGCGAGTGCCGAGGATGCCGGCGCGCCAACCTGAGTCTTGGCACTCTTCGACGGCGGCGATGACGGCTTTCTTACTCCAGAATTTCTTGGCTTTGGTTGAGTTCATGCCCGACATCATGGGAAGCATTTGATTGTTTGCAAGCACTATTTCAAACAATCCCAACAATCTTCGGACAATCGCTCCGAGCCTCGCAGAGCCGGAGCACGTCGTCCTCGCTGATTCGGTGATTCTGCACGCCGCATCCCCCGGCGAGGTTCTCCGCGCTTTGCCGGTCGCGACGATCCCGCGTCCGGCGAATGACCGCAAACGACGGGTCGGCGTTCGCCCAGTGCGTGCCGGCGAACCAGAGCGCATGGTCAAACGTCCCGCCGCTCTGCCGATGATTGCCGAGGTCGAGGCGAATACCGTGACCGGATCGAATCACGATCGGCTTCTGGTAGCCGCGATTTTCGAGCGAGCGATAGTCTGGATCGCCGTGCGTGCGCTGCGGCACCGGCTCACGATCAAGATCAAGGTCGGTCTCGGAGTGATGGCGAAAGACGTTTCGCATCCGAGCTTCGACCGCCGTGACGTTACTCGGAACGCTCGCAAGGTAGCTCTGCGGCCTAGCGTTGTTCCACGGCCAGATGAACTCGTCGGCGTCCACAACAATCTTCCAGTCGAACGGCGTTGGTTCGGCGAGTAGAGCGTTGACCTTGTCGGCCTTGATGCGGTCGTCCATGCCGGCTGGAAACTCGAAGTCTAGCACGCGGACGTTGTCCGCCGCTTCGAGCACTTCCCGCGTGCGGTCCGTTGACCGCGAGACGACAGCGAGGATCTCGTCGGCCCATGCGTAGTGCTGCACGAATAGGCGCGAGAGCGTTTCCTCGTTGTAAAAAAAGCAGATGACTTGGACGCGGATCATGGGTCACTCCCTCGAGCGGTCCAGCGCCTCTGCCTCGAAGGTCGCAATGTTCGCGTTCACGACCTCGCGGATCTCCGACAAGATCGCGGCGCCCTCGACGTTCAACTCCGCCGCGTTCATGCCGACGCCGCGCGGTCCGAGTTCAATCGTCAGCTTGAGCCGCAGCAGCAGGTCCAGCTTTTGGCCGAGCGTCACGAGCATCGCTTCGACCACTTCGCGGTCAATCACGTCGCCGGCCTCGCGCTCGTTCTTCGACCGGGCGAGGCGGATTTGCTCGCGCATGAGTTCGGCTTTGAGGTCGGCGAGATTCTTTGTCGCCGTGTCCCTGCCGATTAAGTGCTCGGCGCAGAACGCTTGCCACGCGGTCAGGTTCTCGCGCTTGCCGTCCTCATGTTTCTTCGGCGCGTCTGGGAAGCGGTTGCGAACGTCGTAAATTCCCTGCCGCGACATCCCCAGCTCCTTCGCCAGCGCGCTTAGGTCTTTGACCCAGCCGCCGGTCTGCTCGGCTTGAAACTCGTTGAGCGCCTTGCGCTCCGAGGTCGTCAGCGTCTTGCCGGCCTTAAGCTTGACCGCGATGTTTTGGACGTTGCGGCGCGCGAGGATTTCGCTCGGTGATTGCGCGGCGTCGCTCACAACTTCTTTGGAGCCTTTCCGGTTGCGTCGGACCAGCGCTGCAGCGCGACCGCGACGTAGTTCGGACTGATTTCAATCGCTCGCGCTTTGCGACCAAGCTGCTCGCATGCGATGATGGTTGTGCCACTTCCGCTGAATGGTTCGTAAACCACGTCGTCTGATTTCGTGTGATTGCCGATTGCGAAAACCCACATCTCGACCGGCTTCATAGTCGGATGCTCTC